CTACAGCAGCAGAACTTAATGTTCTTGACGCAGTAACTGCAGGTACTGTAACTGCTAGTTTAGGAGTAGTTGTTGATAGTAATAAAGACATAGGCACCTTTAGAAATATTACCTTGTCTGGTGAGCTAGATGCCGGGTCTTTAGATGTTAGTGGGGATATAGACGTAGATGGTACATCAAATTTAGATGCAATAGATGTAGACGGTGCTGCTAATTTTGCAGCCGATGTTACATTTGCCGATGGCGCAGACATTATTACGGCGTCTGCTGGCACCTCAAACTTTCGCGCAGGTGTCAACGCAGGTAACTCAATTGAATCAGGCGGTAATTATAACGTAGCTGTTGGTGATGAAGCTGGAACAGCAGTAACCACAGGAGATAATAATACAATAGTAGGGTATGCCGCTGGTGATGCCCTAACGACAGGCTCTCAGCATACGTTAATCGGCTCTGGTGCAGGTGGCGCACTGACATCAGCTACAGCCCTTACGGCTGTTGGATATAATGCAGGAACGGCTGTAACAACAGGTAGTAATAATGTTCTTATTGGTCATTCTTCTGGTGATGCGATTACCAGCGGAGCAAATAATGTTACCCTTGGTAATAATACATTAGGTGCAGTCACCACAGCTTCTAATAACACAGCTTTGGGCGCAAATGCAGGATTAGCAGTTACATCAGGTTCTCAAAACGTATTTGTTGGAACACAGGCAGGTGTCGCAAATACCACAGCGGCTAATAACGTAATCATAGGTTATAATGCTGGAGATGCTGTAACTACAGGGAGTTCTAATACATTTATAGGAAGAGATGCTGGTAGTGCAACTACAACCTCATCAAGTAATACTGCGGTAGGTGATGCAGCTTTAGCAGCAAATACGACAGGAACTTACAACACGGCGATTGGAGCTTCGGCTGGTACTGCAATAGCTGGTGATGGAAATTACAATACACTTATAGGAGCTATTG